CAGCGTAGCTGCGTTAGGCGGGGGGTATACCTTGAAATGAATTACCTGCTTGCCGTCGTCATAATTATGGTGGCGGCTTTGATGCTGACTCTTGCGGAGATCGCGCAATGATTCCTGTTGTCGCTGGCATTATTTCCACCCTGCTTCAGAACAACCTGCCAAAGGTAGCGCAGGCTGTCGTGGACAAAGGTCTGGATTACGTCCAAGAGAAGACCGGGATGGAACTTAAGCCGGATATGTCTCAGGACGATATTAAGGCGCTGCGTGATCGTGCAATGCAGCATGAAGAGTTCATGGTTGAGCAGGCCAATAAGAACACTGCCGATGCTAGAGCCATGCAGGTTGCTGCGCTAAACCAGTCAGACCTGTTCTCTAAACGGTTTGTAATGTATCTGGCGATGTTCTGGTCTGTCACGGCGGTGCTGTATATCTTCCTGATTACGTTCACGACAATTCCAGATCTAAATGTGCGGTTTGCCGACACTATCCTCGGGTTCTTGCTTGGGACTGTAGTAGCTACAATTCTGAACTTCTTTCTGGGTTCGAGCGCGAGCAGTAAAGAGAAAACTGAAGTGTTGGCAGGGATGAAGAAATGAAATCAACTTGGACAATAGCGTTTGAACACCTGCTTAAATCCGAAGGCGGGTTTACAGATGACCGGAGAGATCCAGGTAACTTTTTACCAGATGGCCGATTGGGCTGTACTAATCTAGGCGTAACTCAACACGCCTGGGAAAACTACATAGGCCGGAAAGTTACACAAGAAGAAATGAAAGCTCTAACCCCGGAGATGGTTAACCCGTTCTATAAACAGAAATACTGGGATACCATTAGAGCCGATGACTTGCCCGGCGGGATCGACTACATGGTGTTTGACACCTGTGTAAATTCAGGCCCGGGGAGGGCTGTCAGGATTCTTCAGCAATGTGTTGGTGCTAAGCCGGACGGTGTTATCGGCCCAGCAACGCTGGCAGCAGTGTCTAACGCTAACCTAGATAAGCTGATTGAAGACTACAGTGAAGCCCGGTTAAACTTCATGCAAAGCCTCACCGGCTGGGCTGTATACGGCAAAGGCTGGGAGCGCAGGGTAAACGAAGTAGCAGAACTGGCCGACCACCTTACGCAGGCATAGTATGCTCAAGAAATTCCTGATGAAGCCTGGGGTAAACCGTGAAAACACACGATATACAACAGAGGGTGGCTGGTATGAGTCAGATAAAGTGCGTTTTCGCCAAGGAACGCCAGAAAAAGTAGGTGGCTGGGTCCGCATCTCTGCTAATACCTTTTTAGGTGTCTGCCGTTCACTGTTTGTTTGGGCTGTGCAAACAGGCGAGACGCTTCTTGGTGTTATGACCGCACGCAGACAATACGTGTCGTCTCAAGGCGTATATGCAGATATCTCTCCCTACTCCGGACTGCTGTTAGGCGTTACTTCCATCACCGCCACTCCCGGTTCTAGCGAAGTGACCGTTGTAGGAAGTTTTCCCAATCAAGATCCGTCCACTCCCTGGGTTGGGGCATGGGTGGAATTTTACGGCGCTGGGAGTTGCGGCGGGAATATCAATGATTTAAATAACCGGAAGTTCGTGATTACGCAGGTTACGAATCCATCCGGCACATTTAAATTTGATTATGGTGCTGCTGCAAACGCAAGCGACACTAACAACGCTGTAAACCCTGGTGTTACGTTTTCTACTTATTCCGAGCCCGCTTGGAGCCAATATGCAAGTCAGGCAAACTTTGGGTCTGACTTGGTATATGCCTATCGCGGCGGGCAGATGGTTTCTTGGAGTTACAAGTACGCTTTCGTAGTCCCGAATAATGTTGTGACATTTACTGTTGGCACGCCGGGAAGAGTTAATACTGTCGCTTCTTATGCTGGCAGAACAAACACTACCGGGGAAACTCTGCCTGTTCAGTTCTTAACTACAGGCTCTTTGCCCACCGGCTTATCCACAGGCACAACTTATTATCTCCAACTGGTTAGTAACGCCATCCGGAATCAGTTTTACATCTGGACTAACTCTACGTTTTCAGGGTCTGCGATAACTCTGTCAGACACGGGCTCGGGAACTATCACAATTGATATTAGCGGCGACTATGTAAAAGATTCCGGCACCGCAGCTAATTCGCCTGAAGCGGTGAACTATGTAGCTATTTCCGATGTATATAGGTTTGTATTTGCGTTTGGGGTGAATGATTACGGCATTACAGCGGGGTCTATCCCGGGGCCTAGCCCAGCTCTTATCTCCCCCATGCTAATCCGTTGGTGTGATCAGGAAAACATTACCGACTGGACTCCCCGGGCCACTAATCAGGCTGGCAGCCTTACGCTCTCAAGAGGCTCTGAGATCATCACCGCCTTACAGGGGCGGCAAGAGATGATCGTCTGGACTGATGCAGGCGTTTATTCTCTCCAGTACCAAGGCCCGCCAACCGTCTGGGGTGCTCAGTTAATTGGTGAGAATACTTCTATCGTTAGTCAGAACTGCGCTGCTTATGCGGCAGGCATAGCTTTCTGGATGGGCAAAGACAAGTTCTACAAATACGATGGCCGGGTTCAGACGCTTCGTTGTGACCTCAGACAATATATCTTTAGTGATATAAACACCGCTCAGTACGATCAGGTGTTTGCAGGGACGAACGAAGGGTTTAATGAAGTCTGGTGGTTCTACTGTTCCGCAGAGTCTTCAGTAATTGACCGATACGTCATTTATAACTACCTGGAAGACATCTGGTACTACGGAAACATGGGTAGAACTGCGTGGGCAGATTCAGGTCTACGGGACTACCCTATTGCTGCTACGTACTCTAATAACATCGTAGATCATGAGAAAGGGGTGGACGACAACATTACAGGAACTCCTGTGGCGATTACAGCCTCTATCACCTCTGCTGAGTTTGATGTTGATGATGGTGACAGGTTTGTGTTTATACGTAGGGTTCTGCCTGATTTAACCTTCCGGGGTTCTACTACAGGCTCTCCGTCTGGTGTTTTAACTTTCTATCCTCTTAAGAACTCAGGTTCTGGTTATAGCTCGCCGGAGTCAGAAGGCGGAGATAACTTTGCGACTGTCACGCGGACGGCGACGGTGCCTGTTGAGGAGTTTACCGGGCAGGTTTATATTCGCCTGAGAGCAAGACAGTTGGCGATGAAGTTTGAATCTACCGGGCTAGGAGTAAACTGGCAGCTTGGTGCCATGCGTTTAGATCTACAGAACGACGGCAAGGCTTCTGGTTCAGGCGTGTCCGGGGGTTAAGGTGCTAGTCACAACCGACTATGAATTAGTAAAGGTACAGCCTCCTGCGCTACCCAATGCCGTCCCAGAGTATTCTCAGGCATACCAGAACCAGTTAAACAATATTCTCCGGCTCTATTTCAACAGGCTTACCAGCCTATTGGGGCAGCTTATGGCTTCTGGCAGCACTGACACGATTCCGGTATCAATAGGCGGCACAAACGTTGATGCGTTCGGTCGGGTGCGGGCAAGCCAACCTTACACCCTGTTTGATAGTCAAAACCGATACGCAGCCGATACTCAGTATTCCACCACCATCACCGGAACCGGGAATACCGTATTTCAAAATAACCAGTCTGTACTAGACCTTACCATCTCATCTAGCGGGGTGGGCTCTGTTACTAGACAGACCTATAGAAAGTTCCCTTATCAGCCCGGAAAAGGGCTATTGGTGCTTGCTACATTTGCAATGAGCACACCTGCTACCGGCCTACTCCAACAGGTGGGGTACTTCAACTCACAGAATGGCGTGTTCTTTCAGGTCAACGCAACAAGCGTTCAGTTTGTTTTGAGAAGCTATGGAACTGGTAGTGTCGTTAATACTACTGTCAATCAGGCAGACTGGAACGGAGATCCATTAAACGGAACCGGAGCAAGTGGTTTAACGCTAGACGTTACTAAAGCTCAGATTCTGTGGATGGACTTTGAATGGCTAGGCGTAGGTTCAGTCAGGTGTGGATTCATTATTAACGGGCAATACATTGTTTGTCACACGTTTAATAATGCAAACATTATTAATACGACATATATGACCACGGCAATTCTGCCGATCACATATGTTATTGAAGCTTCTACTGTGGCTCAAAACGCCACCATGAAACAAATCTGCTCTACTGTTATATCCGAAGGCGGGTATGAACAGTATTCCAGAGGATATATAGCAAGACGACCTACAGCTTTAACCGGCATCTCTACAACCTTCGTCCCGTTAGTTTCAGTGGCCTTAGAAGATGGAACCACTACAGGTGTAAATCTGACGGGTTCTGTTGTCCTCCCGGCAAGGGTTCAGGTGTTTCCTCTTGCCAATCAAAGTTATGAGATTGCGCTAATTCAAGGCGGGACTCTCACTGGGGCATCTTGGGTTAATTTAAACAACGCCCAAGGGACTGGAACGATCTCAGGGACTACCTTGACTATTTCTGCTATGACCTCTGGGGCATTCGCAACTGGGCAGCAGATCTTTGTTTCGGGGTTTGGTGATGCTTATATTAAGAAGCAACTATCAGGCACCACCGGTGGCGCTGGGACATACGAATTAAGCTCTAGCGGAACTGTCGGCTCTCCGTCAACCGTTATTGCGATTGGGAATATTCGGTATGACATTTCCGCCACCGCTGTAGCGGGGGGAACGATTATTCAAACGGATTACACCGATGCGTCTGGTAGCGGCGGCAAGTTCGCAATCGCAGACCCCACAGGGTATAACTGGGCATACGATCTAAACGGCGGGTTATTGACACTTGCTATTCGTACTTTCTCTGCTTCGCCAACAGGCGATGCAGTAGGTGCAATAGAGTTGTTTGACCTGACGGGAAATTGACATGTCTTTAATGCCCAAATTAGAGCAAGCATATTTCGCGGACACAAAGCCTTCGCAAGAAGAACTGCTTGGGTTCAGAAAGTTGTTTTCTAAATACGAAAACGCGGCGTTAAGTGAAGATCAGATTGTAACTCTGACTCAAAACGCAAGAAGCCTAAACTTAGATCTTGCGGCAGAGTTGGGGCAAGACTATTACCAAAACAAGCTTGCCCAGCAGATTACCAACCAGCGCAAAAACCTGGGCACTGAAAAATATTACACTGGTGATCTCGGTGCATTGGGTGGTATTGATTCTGCCACTCAGTACATGGCAAGCCGTCTTGTATTAAGTGGTATTAGAGATATCAGTGAGATTGGCGAGAAAACTCAAAAAGCACTTGGGCCAGATTACTCCAACATACCTCAAGCACAACAAGATTATGCTGATTGGTATAAAGCTGGTGGTTACAGAGGTCAGGACAACGGATCAGTTGTTGATTACAACGGAAAAAAATATTACCTAGCCAGCACAAAAGTTGGGTCTGGGGTAAATTTTGAAGGTAGCGGCGAAGATTATTACGAGCCTGTTCTAATCCCAATTAACCCGATTGGCGAGCAAGAAAAGGTTTTATATAACAAGCGCACCGGAGAGCAGCTAAAACAAGGTCATGATGTTGGCTATGCGTATGCCAATACATCTGTTTCTCCGGATAATCCTAATGCCCGATACACCATCGGCGGGACGTTTGCCGGAAAGAACACCGGGTTAAATATTTCAATGGTCAACGGCATCCCGATGTTTTATACAACACCGGGGCCATCTAGTGCGTTCATCAGCAAAGAATCTATCGGGCCTGTTTTAGCAATAGCATCGATGATGGTTCCCGGCTTGGGTATTGCAATCGGCAGCACCATTACCGGGGCATTGGGAGTAACAGTTAGTTCTGCTGTCGCAGGCGCGATTGGAACCGGCGTACTAACGACTATCGCTAGTGGTGGAGACGTTAAAAAGGGCGCTATTGCTGCTGCTACTTCTTATTTTGTCCCGCAGATTGCGGGGGAGATTGGTGACGCTGCTGGCAACATATTTGAATCTGCTGCGGGCAAAAAACTTGTTGAGAACATAAGTGCAGCCGCTTTAAGAACTGCCGCTCTTGGTGGGAATGCAGAACAGATTGAAAGCGCTGTTCTTGGCGCAACCGCAGGCGGAATGTTTGATGTTGTCGTTAACAATCTTCCTGGGTTTAGTGACATCACCGATCCCAAAACAAGAGCCGCTATTGTAGCGTCTGTTCAAAATGCGTTAGACGCGCCGGGGGATTTGTCTAATAAGTTTCAGGCTGCTGCTCTAAGCGGTGCTACAACGCTTGGTCTTTCTAAGATTGACATAGACGGGAAAAAGTTTACTGATCTCACCCCCGGCCAACAGTCGATTGTCACAACCGCGTTAGGCAGAGAATTAGCAGGCAAGCCTCTAACCAGCAACGACATATTTAAAACAGTTATTGACGCTGTTTCAAAAGAAGTTCGCGCTGATATTCAGAAAGAGCGACAGCCAGCAAAACCAGCGGAAGTCAAAACGCAGCCAGTAACAAAAGCGGAGATCGCGGCTGAATCAGACGCTATTTTGGCTTCAGATGCCGATGGGCTTGCAGGATTGTCTAACGAAGATTTAACAAAAGGGTTTAGCACTGAAGTTACTCCAGACGAACTGGGTGCAATTCTGGGCTCAGATAACGCCGAAGACTTAGGTCTGCCGTCTGAGTTTGAAGACATTCAGGACACGGAGTTTCTGTTTCCCAAAACCCCTTCAACAGATCTTAAAACAGGCCCGATTAGCCAATTTGCAACATTGCCGCGCACAGAACTAACTGGGGCCGCCGAAGATTTCTTTGGTCCATCAGGTGATCAAGATTTTGGCGGCGTATTGTCAGGAGAAACGGGGGTGGAAGATTATGAAGAATTTGACCCAGAGATTCTCCGCAGCCTGATTGACGATATGGGTCTTGCATCAGACCTAGACCTGGAAGGAATTCAGCGTGGGTTTGCTGATATAGGGTCAGAGTTTAAAGGCCAATTAAATACGGTCGTTAAAAACATTACCGATAAAGTTAATGAATACGAAGCATACGGCGCTACACGAGATGAAGCTTTGTCTGCCGCAATTGAAAACATGGCAGATTCGCTTGGGCAAACAAAAGAAACATTTCTAGGTCTTCTTGGAGAAACAGAGTCTTCTTTAAATGATCGCATCGTTTCGTCAGAAAAGTTATTTGCCGAGCAAGTAAGCGGCCTTGAGACAACTCTTACAGATCGAATCAGCGCATTTGAGCGTGCAGGCTTGTCTCGTAATGAAGCCATTCAACGATCTATCACTGAACTTTCAGATGAAATGGGGGAGACTGAGGAAAGCCTACTTCAGAAGATTGGAACAACTGAGAGTGCGCTTAAGGGCCAATTGTCTGCCGGTCTTGCCGATGTCACTACCAAGCTTGGTGAGCAGGTTGGCGAGCTTAAAACTGACCTGTTAGATCGCATTAAAACGCTGGAAGAAGCTGGCTACACTAGAGATGAGGCTATCTCTTCTGCCGTAGCTGAACTTTCAGACGAACTTGGCACAACGCGAGAAGATTTCTTAAAACAACTTGGGTCTACCGAATCTGGCCTTAAGACAGAGATGAGCGATCTAGAAACGCGTCTCGGAGAGCAGATTGGTGGGGTCAAAAGTGATATTGCCGGGCTTGAGAAATCGTATGAAACAAGATTAGCAAGCGCTGTTAAAGATATCACCGATCAGGTAAATGAATACGAAGCCTATGGAGCAACCCGGGATGAAGCCTTACAGGCCGCGCTTGATAACGTTTCTGAGAGTTTAGGGATTGCTCAAGATGAATTGCTAAGTCAACTGGGTGAAACTCAAGAATCTCTTAACGCAAGAATTATTGAATCGGAACAATTGTTTGCCGCCCAGATTTCCGGCGTACAGACCGATCTTGTAGACCGGATTAAGGCATTTGAAAACGCCGGTCTTTCAAGAGATCAGGCTATTAACCAGTCCATCACTGAATTGGCAGATGAGCTGGGAGAAACTGAAGAGGGGCTTCTTCAGAAATTAGGCGTGACAGAGCAGTCATTAAAATCTGAGATTGGAGATGTTGAATCAAGACTTGGGACTCAGATTGGTGATGTGCAAAGCCAGATCGTAGGGCAAGGGCTGGAGTATGCAACAAAGCTCGCTACAGCGGTGGACGACATTACCGCCCAGATTAACGAGTATGAGGCTTACGGCGCAACCAGAGACGAAGCTTTACAAGCAGCGCTAGATAATGTTTCTGAACAACTTGGTATTACCACTCAGCAGTTGTTAGAACAGCTTAATCTTAGCCAATCAGAACTTAATGCACAGATTACTCTTGCAGAACAAGAATACGCTCGACAGTTCTCGGACATCGGGGAGCGGATTGGCGGGGTGAGCGAAGAGGTGTCGGGTGTTAAAACCGGGCTTTCAGAGCTTGGGAAAACGGTAGGCGAACAAGTTTCTGGGCTAGGGTCAAAAGTTACTGGAATAGAACGGGCTTTAGCGCAACAGCCGGGGCAGTTCCAACAGATGCTAGACGCGCTACAAAGAGGTTTCGGTACACAGGTTAGCGGTCTACAATCTCAACTATTGGCTCAGCAAAAGGCTCAACAGGCGCAGGCGGCTCAACAAGAGGCTGCTTTACGGGCTCCCAAGTTTGAGACTTTCTATGCAAATATCCCGGGGTACAAGCCCTTTGACCTTGATAGATTCTCCTCTGACTTTTATGGTGAGGAATAAAAATGTGGGATTATGACGAGTTTGGGAATTCGTTTTTTATTGACGAATTAGGACAGGTTTTTAGCGCCAAAGAGCTTGGATTTGATCCTGACCCTGACTATGAAGGCGCGGGGTTTGTTGCGGATATTGCCAAGGAATATCCCAACTTCGCCAACATGACCAACGAAGAAATGGATCAGGCGCTGGGGAAAGCCTATCAAGATGCTGGCCTTAAAGTGCCTGATGACAAAAAAGCTGGCTTTTTCGATATGGTTAAGCAGGCTCTTAAAACCCCCGCTGGCCTTGCTGCTACTGGAACGGCTCTATACGGGCTATTGGGTGGTGGGAATAAGCCGCAGACGGCAGGGTACAAGGGGAAGATCCCTGAGCTTGCTGCGGTAAGAGAACAGATTAAACAACCAGAATACGTGCCTTACTCCGGTAAAGCAGTAATGGGTAGACAGTTCTTTACCCCGACTGAATATGTAGAGCCGGGAAAGGCTGCGGAAACAAGAGAAGCGGCAAAGGTTAAAGCAGAGGGTATTGCCCAGGTTGCTGCGCCTGCGGCGGCTACTGCCCCAAATCCCAACGTCACCGCGCCGGTTAAAGCAGACACTAAAACGGCTCCCACGGCAATGGGAATATACGATGAATTTATGGCTGCTCAGCAGCCTGTATCAGCCGCGCAAGGTGGTTTAATGGCCTCCGGTAAATATTTGCGTGGCGGGACAGACGGTATGGCAGATAAAATCCCATCATCTATAGACGGAGTACAACCCGCTGCTCTGTCGCATGGAGAATTCGTGATCCCAGCAGATGTGGTGTCCCACCTTGGAAACGGGAACTCAGACGCCGGTGCTAACCAACTCTATCGGATGATGGATAGAGTCAGGAAAGACCGCACCGGTACAACTAGACAGGGTAAGAAAATTAACCCTGATAAGTATCTCGGTGGGGGTATTGCTAACTACGCTTCAGGCGGGATCGCTAAATTTACGGCTGGCGGGGCTTCCACCGTCAACGCCGGGGCTTCCAGTATTACCGCTCAAAACCCCCTTGGCTCCACTACTGAGACAACGCTTGCACCTTATGTTGGTGACTATGTAACCGACATGCTGGGTCAAGCGCAAGCTCTTGCCGGAGAAGGTTATCAAGGCTACCAAGGCCCGTTGACTGCCGGGACTTCCCCGCTTCAACAACAAGCGTTTACCGCTGCCGGGAATATCAATCCACAGGCTACGTTTAATACGGCAAACCTACAAGCCTACATGAACCCCTATACGCAGCTTGCCCTCCAGCCACAGTTGGATGAGCTACGTAGGCAGGCTCAGATCAGCCAAGCCAACCTACAGGGGCAGTTTGCTAAAGCCGGTGCGTTCGGTGGCGGGCGAGAGGCTATTGCCCGTTCAGAAGGTATGAGAAACCTGCAAACC